CACCGAACATTGGCGGAGTGGGCATTGTCGAAATAGGAACTCTGTTGTCAAAACCACCTTCTATCTGTCCTAGACCAGGTGGAACGCCTGGTTCAGCACTGAAACCCGGTTGTGCTGAACCATCAGCGGGGCCTGGAGTTGCTGGCACCGAACCACCAATAGAAGGTTGAGAAGTCTGCCTAGCCTGTTCTTCCAACAGCCTAATTCTATCCAGACTTTGAACTAACTGCTGATTCGTCGTGTCAAACGCCGATTGTAGTTGATTGAGTAAACCTGCTATGCCAGCCATTATTGCCTCTTCAAGTTAGCTTGTGTGTCTATTCTATATACGTTGACCAAGTTACGGTCTTCAGCAATCTGCTCCTGTAACTTTTGACGCTTCTGCGCTAAGTCATACGCCTGCATCAGTCGAGCCTGATCAATCTGGAAGTCCATCGCATCATTCATCGCCTTGCGCTGAATCTCTTGTGTGTCATTTTGCAACTCTTGCTGACGAATTGCAACCAATGGATCGGGCTGCTGTGGTGGAGTTAGAACCGGAGCCAACTCTTCTGTAGTATCAGCAATCTGTTGTGCAACCGCAGCTTCAAGAGCAGCAGGATCAACCTGCGGTATCATCTCACCACGGGCCTGTGCTTCCTGCATCACGCCGTTAAACATCTCTTGCACCAAGTCACGAGCATGCATAGACACATGTTGCTGAACGTGAGACTGTAACATCATAAATGCCTGCGGGTTGGCTGCGGTGGATGGCTGTTGCAACATAGCGGCGTGAACACGAATATGTGCGATATGGTCCTGCTCTGGAAACGCCTGAACCATCTGACCGGACAATACGTTTGCGTTCTCCATGCCGGGGTCCATAGGTGCTGGTGGCTGTGGCGGCGGCAGGATGCTGTCAATGTTCTTGATATCCAGTGCATCATACATACGCCGATAGGCTTCATACATATTATGCATCTGCGGTGCAGCCTGCGCTAACTGAAGCTGTGTCTGTGCCAGCGACAGCCGTTGCGCCATAGAAAAGATCGACGGGTCGGATACTGGGAGAACGTCTACCCGCCCGTCGAAGTCCTGCGCCATTATTTCGGGCGGGACATTCGGGCCAATCATGTACGGATAAGGTACAGGATTAAGTGCAAATATTTCTGACAGTAGTCTAAATTCGTTTTTCTGTGCGTAATGCAGCCGCTTGTGGATGCTGCTGATTACTTTTGAGCCTTGCTCGATAAGAGCCACTGTTGTGCCGACTGGAGCTTGTGAATTAACGTCAGCGACCTTTGAGTCTGCCACTTGTGCAAATCTTCTACCAGAGTCAACAACAACTCCCAGAAGTTGGGCAAGCGTTCCAGATGGTTCTTTGTATGGAAGAGGAATAATGGCGTTACGAATATCGCCACCAGGAGCGTCAAGATCGCGGAACTCACCAGGATTAACAGGCTCATCATCATTGCGAATGCGAACACCACGAGCCTTGAAACCGCCCGGTAGATTTGAGAGAGTTCCAGCATCAATAAGCTGACGTAGTATTGAAGTTGCTGCACGAGACAGCCCTCCTATCATATGAAGTAGGCCAAAGCCATAAAAACCAAAACCAGGAAGAAACTTATAATGAACAAAGAACTGACGCTTGCGGCGGAGTATATCCGTCTCACGCCAGTTACGAACGACTGACAAAATCTGCCCGGAGCCTTCGTCCATTGTAACGATGTAAGGCAACTTAATCCCTGTCTCCTGACCCATCTCATCCATATCCTCAAATCCCTCAAGGTCCAAGTCCACATGGATTTCATGGATTGTAAACATCTCATCAGAGTAACCCGGACGGAGACCCTGGATATCATCAGACTTACCCCGTATTGTTGAATCTGCCTCCTCATCTTCAGAAGCTGAGAGTGATACGTCACGATATATACCTCCTACCTGTAGCTTTCGGATATCGTTCTCGCTCATGCGAACTACATGAGTGTACCGCTCGGCAGTCTGTAAATCTGTCGCGCTGTACGGCACAATCAAATCTTCCGCAGGTACAAACTTCGACACAGCCCTCTGCTTCATTGGATCGAAGTATACCTTCTTGAACGTCGAACCTGTAATCGGCAAATAGAAAAGCATCTGATCTGTGTCCAGATCATACTCTTCCATCACCTCTGTAATCTGATAATTCATGAAGTCCTTGACCCGCTGGGCTTGGTCTTCGACTTCTTTGGACTGCATACCTACTATCTGTGTCTTTACAGGACCACCCGGTGGTAGCATTTCCTTGTATGCCTGTGCCTGAAACTGTGTAACCGCCTCCGATAACAACGGATGAGTCACACCAGAGGCCCCCATGAAAGGCTCGTTCCGCTCTTCGTAGTTTATCCCCAACAGCGTCAGACCCTTGGCAATGGCCTCTTCCCAATCTTCACGAGAAGACTTATCTTCATCTACCTTACCACCAAGGTCCGAGGACAAAGTTCCGAGGATCGAGTCGTCTAATACTTCAGCCAAGTTCGCATTGTGATTGTAAACTTCTGCCTGAACCTCAACCATCTCCTCATCACCTGCAAGTATGATACCCTCTGGTAAATCATCGATTAACGGAAGTTGGACCTCGGTCATTTGTTCTTCTGCTGTCATGCCTGGGCCACCGGGACCCATAGCCATTTCTACTGCTGTTGGTGGTAGTGCCATTAAAAAGTTCCTTTGAATGTGCCCCCACGGGCCTTCATTACTGCGTTGCCTTTATAGCCGCCAGCTTTGTATGTTCTATCAAAGTCACCGCGTTTGATTAATTTAATCTTATCTTTCAGCATTTTTCGTTCCTGCTTTGTAAACCCAGGTTTAGCCAGCATCTCTTCAATCTGCACAACACGCATATTGCGAAGATTATCTCGTGTAGTTGTATCGCCACGTTTGCTCATTAGAATGTTCCTTTGAAAGTGCCGCCACGGGATTTCATTACAGCCCCGCCACCACGACGATTCGATATGGCCTTCATTTCTGCCTTTGACATACCCTCGTAAACACGTCCTTCAGCACCTTTTTTTACAGCTAACTCTTCTGCGCCTCTAGACGTTTCAACTTTACGGGTTGACGGTTTAGTTTTTGTTCCAGCAATGTACTTTTCAAAAAATGTTTGTCTTCTTACAGGAATATTAATACGCTGGTTTTTTCTGATTTTATTTAAATCTTCAATTTGAGGGTTTTCTTTTTTTAAAGACTTTAACGTAACACCCAAAGAATTAGCAATGTCGCTTAACGTACTGCTCTTATCTCCAAACTTTCCAGCTAAAACTCCGAAAGTTGCCTGTTCTGTTTTCTGTTTGGCTTCTTTCTTCTTTTGAATTATTTGCTTTTCATAATCCGTTAATGGATTATCTTTTGTGCCTTCTGTGCGTGGTTTAAGCGAACCTCTTAATAATTTTTTTCCCATCAATAATACTCCCGCTTCCTTGGAATGTAATCGTCTTCAAACTCTTCGCCATCAAGCCTGACAAAACCGCCTTGGCGAAAACGCATCAATGCCATTGTCATACTATCACAAAAATCATCATGGTCGCCATTAGGAAATGATGCAACCTCTTCTATGACTTCGTCGGCAAATTTTTCTCCAACAGGATACCACACTTTGCCAGATTCAAAAATAGGCGAAACAATATGCATACGCGCTGTCTTGTCCAGACCTCCCCCACCCTTCCGACGACCGGGGGCAAAGGTCGCAACAGGGAGGTTCAGTAACCGCATTTCATCTGCCAACGGTTGACCAGACGCTTTTGCCTCAATCAACATCAACTCTGGGTCCCAATACTCAAACTCTTCTCGCGCTATGGTTTTAAGTTCTGGAAAATTCCAGCGACCTTTCTTTGCATCCAGCAATATCAAATGCTCTTCGCTGTTTCTGTATGGACGAAACACGCCCCACGTCGTAATCGCAGAGTAGTCAGCAGTCTCTTTCCTTGAATACGCGGTGTCGTAAGACTGTATTATGTAGTCTAAATCAGGAATATCTTCTTCTTCCCACTCCTGCCACCAGTCCCGCTTGACCATCGCGGTTTCTTCGGACGTAGGATTCTGTTGCCACTGCGCATTCCATTTGCCCACGGACAGCGAAGCTTTGACCTTGAGAAGCTCGTCCTTTTGCCAAAATTCAGGCCATAATGGTTCCCCCGACGGCATAATGGCGGGAAATTCTACAACTTCCCACTGGTCAGCCATTACATCTTTGGCCTGTGCAGACAGTAACCTGCCCGTGATGTCCTTCTTTGACCACCGGGTCTGGACAATAATTATGCTGCCACCCGGCTGAAGTCTCTGCCTAGGACCCGAAGTGTACCACTCATACGCATTATCGTAAGCAGTCGTGGACAAAGCATCTTGTTCCGAGTGCGGGTCATCGATGATAAGCAAGTCTGCGCCACGACCAGTCATCGCCGCTCCCACCCCTGCTGCGAAATATTCCCCGCCGACGCTAGTCTCCCACCGACCAGCGGCTTGGCTGTCCTGTTTAAGGTCCGTGTTGGGAAAGACCTCCCGATATACCGGGTCGGCGATCAGGTCTCGGACCTTTCTCCCGAATCTTACAGCAAGCTCGGTGTTCATGGTAGCCTGAATGATTTTTAACTTGGGATTTCTGCCCAAGAACCAGGACGGCATGAGATAGGATGCAAATTCTGATTTAGAATGTCGGGGTGGCATGTTGACAATCAGTCTTTTCAAGTCACCCTTTGCAATCCGCTCCAGCTTTTCCGCAATGATTCTATGATGGGTCCCCTCTATGAAGTTCTCATAAACATGGTGGACATACGACATGAACTCTTCCTGCGCACGTTCTCGGAGTTCGAGTCGCTTTGCTTGGTCCTCAAGCAGGTAAATCTCCTTGAGTACGTCGTCGGGCAGTAGTTCTAGGCTGGCTGTGTTCTCCATACCCGAACGATAATATACGCGAATGAATTTATCAACCCAACGACACGACACGACTGTACTGCTGACTATCCCCCAATATTAGGGGGGCGGGGGGGGCGTTGGAACAAAACGTGAACAAATAATTCTGTAAGTAACCCTGAGACTGTCCCATAGTTTTCCATAATATGGAAAGATAATACTTGACTATCCCATATTATTACTTATTATCGTAGATAAGAAGACACGAACCAAAACCGGAAGGTGTCAATATTTTGACAGGAGAATCAAAATGTCAAAAGCAATCAAAAAGCCAGTTGGTCGTCCAATGTCCAACGTGGCAAACTTACAGGCTAAACATAGCAGCCTGTTGACTGCTGAGAAAAAAGCTATCGAAGCCCGTAAAAACTTCGAAGCTCAAATTCGTAACGGGGACTTTCCAGAAGCTTTCATTCTAGAGCCAGCCCCCCTCAGAATGTTTGTCCCTGCCCCAAAATGGCAGGCCAAGGTCGGCCCGGAGTGGATTAAAGAAAATGAAGTTCCGCAAAACAGACAGGCGATTATCAAACATCGCTAAACACCAACACCAACAGGGGGGCTTCGGCCCCCCAGAAAGGAACCGTTATGAAATACTTACAGCCAATAGCCAAAGCGATGGGATATCACATCCAAAAAGGATCATCTGATGGATATTCTGGATATCGCGTCATAAACGGATACGGCATGTCTACCGGTCAGTTCTTTGAAAACCTTGATGATGTGGCGGATTATCTTGCAAAGAAAGTCAAGCTAGCCCGTGAAGAACTAAAAGTCATGTAAGACTAGGGGGCTTCGGCCCCCTCCGTTCGGCAGTGTGCGCTGCCGCTGATGAGACCAAAAGGTCGAAACGGTAACAATAAGTATGGAGAAACAAATGCCATTAAATTGGAATGCAGAGTCAGTAAAAGACTGGGAAGATCTACCTAGCTATAAATACACGGTCATCGACTGGGCTATGGCTATTGGTATAGGCCAGATAAAAAAGTCTACCGTCGATGAATGGTGCGACCGGGCAAGATTTATGCGATTAATCCACGGTCCTGTTTTCTGGATAAACGGAGAGCACAGAGATGATGGCAAAGACTATCATCCCCTTGAAGACCGAGAGTTTATAACACGGATGATCGGTCTTCACACTAATGCCTCCAACGTAGGCCAAGCAAAATGGTTGAAGGGATTGTATGAAGGCAAAGTCTCAGACTGGGCATGGCAACGGAGGGACGAATGTTCTGGGGAGTAATGTCAGTGATATTCGGAGCAGCAGGGGCAACCCTGCTGCTCACCGGGGCGGACCTCTGGGGACGTGATGAGTTCCCGCTATTGGCTATAGAGTTTATAGTCATGGGGTCTGTAATCTTAGCAACAGGTATTGCATTCGCAATCAAGGCAGGGAGGTGGTAATGGGAAAGAAAGACCCTATGAGTTTTTTGGACGAAATGCTTGGGCCGTTAATCCAACCACCTAAATCGGTCAAGAAACCAAAGCCTGTTAAAAAACCAGAGAAAGGGAAATGAGAGACTGGGGCTTCGGCCCCATTCTTTACAGGCGCGCCTGTTATATACGGGGCCAGGTCGCAGGTCGCAGGAACTATTTTTTTATATATAAATTGCGCGGGGCCGCAGGTCGCAGGACTAGGAAAAAAATATCTTGTTTCTTATGGGATAATCCTATATACTGAACTCAAGCCCCCCGGGGAATCGATAGGACAGTAATACTGACCTAAACAACATTAGGAGAAAAAAATGAGTACATCATCAACAAGAACTTCAATCCATGCCAAGGGTCACGGTGTTCAAATCAGCACAGACTGGTTAAACGAAGAGGCACCACACGACAAGGATAATGTGCGGTTACTTAACATCACAGCAGGCGAGCATGAGATTACTATCTTTTTAAATCGTGATGATAACATCACATTTACAACGCCAAAAGGAGACCTGTAGGAGTTTCTCCCGCACTGGGTCAGCGAAAGCTGACCCAGTTTCGTTTATGAAAGGAAAAGCAGATGACATGTGCATATAAAGAGTTTGAAAAAGAATGTAGTCGAGAACTACACAAGGCTGGTTTCCCATTTACTATTCACGACCTAGCGGACGCAAGCTGGCGTGATTATTTCGAGGCTGGCATGTCCCCGCGCGATGCAATCGAGTGCGCGAATGATGATTACTGGGACGGGGAATTGAGTACCATTCTGCATGGATAACCAGACTGGATCAGCGAAAGCTGATCCAGATTATTTTTTTATATATAAATTACGCGGGGCCGCAGGTCGCAGGCCGCAGGATTACATAAAAAGAATAAGGCCGCAGGTCGCAGGATTAGTGCTTGCATAATGTGGGAATATCCCATACAATAAAGAGACCATAACAACAGGAGAATAAAAACATGGTTGCAATACTTTCTAAACCGTCAAAAATGCCGGGGACTAGTTTCTCAATCCCCGCGCAGCATTGCGTGACTGGGTCAACACTGGCAAAAATTCCCGGCTCAGTTTGCCATGAATGCTATGCATTAAAAGGCGCATATATATGGCCTATAGTTCAGCAAGCTATGGAATACAGACTAAACTTATTAAACTCACCAGATTTTGTTTCCGTAATGGTCGCAGAATTAAACAAGAGACGCGCAACAGAACATCGCTGGTGGGATTCGGGCGACGTTCACAGCGTCGCGCATTGCCTCAAAATTATTGCCGTGTGCAGATTAACGCCTAATAAAAAACACTGGATACCGACAAAAGAACGCAAGCTATGGCAACAAGCTTTAAAAATGGAAAGCTTGCCAGATAACGCTGTTATCAGATACAGCGCAACAATGATTGATAAAGCCCCGCCTACAGACTGGACAAATTCCAGCGCGGTTATAACAGACAAGGCCGCGTCAATTGGCAAACTGTGCGAAGCTTACCGGACAAAAAAGAATGGTGAGATGATATCACATGACGAATACGAAACCGCCAAGAAAGAAAAGCAAATAAGCAAGATTGACCTTGGCTACTGTGGCAACTGCCGCGCTTGTTGGTCGCGTGATGTCAAAACCGTATCTTACCCCAAACACTAGAGCACATCGTCCAGGCTGATTGACATCAGTCTGGACATCTCTTATTCTGATCATGATCATTTTAGATTCTCCAATGACTATGGGTCGCAGGCGCAGGCCGCAGGCGACCCACTTTTTTATAGAGACCAGAGGGCGCAGGCCGCAGGCCGCAGGTTCGAGGCACAGGAATCTAGATCACCAGAGAATAGGGCCGCAGGCCGCAGGTCATCGAATCTCGCACCTTGGATCTGGGCCGCAAGACCCCCATCAAATAAAAAAGCAAGCCTCTCAGAGGGGCTGTAAGCAAGAAAAAAACTTACACCACCACAGCGAGAATGGCTGGTATGCCATGCAATCTGTGAGGGTTGTATCTCGATTGCGTTATTTTTTGTTATTTTTAATTCAACCCATACTGGTACGCCATCAATGCACAGATAACAGTCTGGCATCCCTTCTGAAACACGATTTTCAATCCGTTGGCAATGGGTCTTTTTCGGCAGAAACTTCTTCAAAGACAGCCACAGTTTCTTTTCTGTGTTCAATAGCTTTGGCATCCGCTATTTCCCCTTCAATGAATGCGTGTGGATATGACTTCCGCAGTTCTGCCAGACGTGCAACGATGTCCTGTTTACTCATGTTGTCAAGCTGATGAATATGTTGCTGTTCACGCCTGTCAATAGTAAGACCGCCCAAAGCGGAGCGGATTTTCTCAGCGTTGATTGCGGCAGAATATTGTCCTGCCTCTTCCGCACCCCTCGACAGTTCGTCCAGACGTTTAAGCTGATGCATCAGGGTCACGCCGTATTTTCTTTCAGCCGCCTGTCTGAGTTCTTTTATCAGTTCGACAACTTCTGGAAAGTCTGTGCCGTTCAGAAATTTGCTGGCCTGTATTCTGGCAGACTTTTCTGCATATCCTGCCATTCTTGCACACTCAGCATTACTGTGCCGCCCCT